TTTTTAGAAAGAAGGAAAATGAAAAAATTCTACGACTTTATGATAGCTCGAGAGTCTCTCCGCCTTAAAAAGGCGAAGGGAGACCCTTTTCCTTGGAGTGATGATGAAATACTCAACACGTATAAGTTCACAAATGTTAAGCGTGAACATGATCGGACCACTAAATGGATGCGGCGGTATTGGACAGATCCAAACAATGGTCGTCCATCAGCAGAAATACTCTTTAACTGTGCGTTATTTAGGTATTTTGGAACCGCTGAATTTGCTGAGGCTATCGGGTGGCAAACAAGTTGGGAACCCCATGACCAAGCCCATGTCAAGGACACCGCAGAGTACCGATTACGCCATAAGGAAAGGGTCTTTACAGGTGCCTATGTTATCACCAATCAAGGGATTGCAGCACCTAAACAAGAAGTGGTTGTCGATTGCTTCCTTACTCCATTCTGGAAGGCAGCGCCCAAACTTGCTAAGATGGCAGCATCAACTAGATCCTGGGAGTTAGTCGCCAAAGAAATGATGAAGCTTCAAGGCTTCGGTGGCTCGGGCTTTATGACGAAGGAGATACTCCAAGATGCGCTTCATACTTCTGTGTTTAATTTTGGTTGTAGCGATAGAAATACTTACTGCCCAATTGGTCCAGGTGCCAACCGAGGACTTAACCGGCTGGCAGCGAGACCTCTTAAGTCTAAGTCAAAAAATGCCTTGGCGGAGATGCTGGACTTGTACGTCGCCCGTAAAAGATTTTGGCCAGCAAACTTTGTAGAGCTTGAGCTCCACGACATTCAGTTCCAGCTATGTGAATTCGATAAATATGAAAGAGTGCGGCTAGGGCAGGGTAAGCCGAGGAGTAAGTATCGTGTTAATACTAGATAAAGTAGAAGAAGAGGGCGGCAACTATTTAGTGACGATTAGGAATGAAGATAAGACAGTGACCCTTTTGGTTCCTAAAGAAGACTATGAATATCTTCCAAATGTTTGGGACGAAGAACAGTCGCCAATTGGACTAAATCTTGTAACTAGGGGACATTATTTCTAATGTGGATAAGTAAGAAAAAATTGCATGAGATGCAAGTGCATCTTGGCACATTGCAGAACATCAATCGGCTCGCGGAAACTAAACTGGCCGAGTATCAAAACATATTGTCGCGGCAATCGGCGCATATCTATGAACTGACCAGCGCCCATAAAGGTCTAGTGGCCTTATGCAAGGCGCGGAAGGAACAGTTGCGTGACGTTGGCGTTACGCCCATCGGCCTTGACGACTTAGCCGAATTGCAGCAGTATGAAAACATTGAGGAACTAATTAGGCGCATTGGTGAGATGGAAGTGCGTTTGGTCGCCCTTTCGCCTTCGGCAGTATTTATAGACAAGGAGGAACATAGTGCAGGATATCCCGAATACAATGAAGATTGAGCTTACCGAGGGCTGTAATCTCAGGTGCGGTATGTGTGGAATCCAGGGCATTCGTGAGTCGGCCGGAGGTCCATATAAGTTCATGACAGTAAAGGTGGCCGAACGTATAGCCTCTCAAATGGAAGAGGCAGGGTGGACCAGCAAGCTAGAATTTGCCATGCGCGGCGAACCCTTAATGAACGAAAACGCCGCCGACATTATTAAGGTGTTCCGGGAGTATCTACCTCCCGCCCATATCATGCTGACCAGTAACAGTCTACCGCTTTTAAAGGGCAAGGGGGTCGCTGAGAATGTTGCGGCACTATTTAACGCTGGTTTAAATGTATTGGCTCTCGACAGCTATGAGGCCAGCCTAAAGGCAATAAAACAGGTTAGGCGGTACGGGGTGCAGTCCAACAGCATAGAACTATTTGACTACACCGACGGGGAAAATAAGGCCAGCCCTTATACTCGTGTTAAAGCCAATGTGAAACGTATCTTTATTATGCAGGATATGGAAAAAGCTGTTTTGGCCGGGGCCAAAGTCGGTACGAAAATTGGCAGTAATCATGCTGGCGTGGGGATGCCGCCACTTAAAGAGCCGCTCACGGCAAGGTGCGCTAGACCCTTTCGGGAGATGGCCATATATCATGATGGAAGTGTGGCCCTATGCTGCAATGATTGGCGCGGAAAATATATGTGCGGTGATATATTAAAAGAAGAGATAGAGGAGATTTGGAACGGTCCTGTTATTGATGCTGCTCGTATTCACCTTTACCACCGAGCCAGAAATTTTGCGCCATGTGATGTATGCAGTAATACTAGCTTTCGTGTTGGATTACTGCCTGACAAACTTGGTAAGAAAGATATGTCGAAGGTATCCAAGGCATCAAAAGCAATTGTTAGAGAAGTAGGCAGTGCGCCATATCATACTGAACCAGTGAAAAGGGAGTGGGAATGATGGAGATATATATTTTGACGGCCGGAAGGCCGACTGCGCAACCGACATGGAACGGTCTCCCTCCTAGCATTAGAAAGAAGACGCGGTTCGTAATTCAAGAACAAGAGATAGGTCTTTATGCGCCCTTGTTTCGGAAGTATGACGATGATCAGTTCTTTATATTACCACAGGGCATTGACCGAATAAGCCCTACTCGTCAATATATCTTAGACAACGCATGGAACCGTAACTGGCGAAGTCCAATATCATCGGACAGCAAAATTGTCATGCTTGATGACGACCTTACTTTCAGCTACCGGCCAGCATCGGACAGTGTTAAGCTACTTCCTCAGACTGCCGAGGTCACAGAAAGAATGTTTGAAGATATAGAAAACGCCTTAGATGTTTACCGCCATGTGGCAGTGTCCACTAGGGAAGGGAATAACAGGATAGCACAGGGAACTAAAGAAGTGGGTCGCGCTTTGCGCTTTCATGCACTTCATGTCCCAACAGTACAAGACTTGGGTGTTCGATTTGATCGCATTGAGTTCAAGCAAGATTTTGACTTTACCCTGCAGATGCTTCGAGCCGGCGAGGCAAACCTAATCTTTTATATGTACGCCCACAATCAGCCCGGAAGCAATAAGCCCGGAGGATGTTCTAAGTATCGTACACACGAGATCCTTGAGCGGTGCGCACACGACCTACACGATCTCCACCCAGACTTTGTCAAAGTAGTTGAAAAAGAAACCAAGGGCGCTTGGGGCGGCGGAACCCGCACTGATGTCCGTATTGCATGGAAGAAGGCTTATGAGAGTAGTATCGGCGCGTAATGTAAACGAAGCCTACACCATAGGGATGAACTTGCTAAATACCGAAGGCCGTCCTGAGGCAAGCCGCTTTGGTGATGTCCTGGTAATGCCCTGCCCTGTGACAACGGTCTATAAGCAGCCCAACGAGCGTGTGCTGTTTAATGCGCAGCGGGACGCTAACCCGTTCTTCCATTTGATGGAGTCGCTATGGATGCTCGCCGGTAGGCAGGACGTTGAATGGATAGAAGAGTTCAGCGGCAACATCGGGCAGTTCAGCGACAATGGGGTGAATTTCCATGCGGCCTACGGCCATCGGTGGCGTGAGCACTTTGACGTGGACCAGATCAAAGAGGTCATTAAGGAACTGCGGGAGAACCCTGCCAGTCGCCGTGCGACAATGGGAATGTGGGATCCACGGGTGGACCTTAATCGGGAGGGCAAGGACTTCCCTTGCAACTTGGCTATATCCTTTAGGGTGCGCGATCGGCGCTTGGATATGACAGTGTTCAATCGGAGCAACGATATTATCTGGGGGGCCTATGGCGCTAACGCTGTCCATATGTCGTTCTTGCAGGAGTACGTGGCCGGGATGCTGGATATGTGGATAGGCACCTATACCCAAGTGAGTAATAACTTCCATGCCTATAGAGACGTGTTTGAACGGGTAGGCGTCCCTGACCCGCACCCAATGGACCCGTATGACATGGGCGCGGTGTCCAGTTGGCAAATAATGGACGACCCAGAAACATGGGACATAGACTTGCAAGACTTCATGAAGGGCGAGAGCTCTATACTGTTTCACAATAACTTCTTTGCCTGTGTAGCGGAACCGATGCGGATAGCGTGGCGCTACCATAAAAAGAAAGATTACCCCGGCGCATTGGCGATGGTGGATGAGATAATAGCAACGGACTGGCGAACAGTCTGCCGGGAATGGATTAATAGGAGGTTTGAAAGGTATGTCAGAAAAGTTAAAGTTCGACAGGTTGCAGAAGATTAGGTGCGGTGGAAATGTTACCAGATTCCATACGATACCAACTATTCGATCTCAGAATAATGCTGCTCATAGTTGGGGGGTCGCTGTGGTTTGTCTTCAGCTATGGCCCAATGATACAGATCTTGTTAAAGCCGCGCTATATCATGACTGCGCCGAGTATTGGACTGGAGACCTCCCAGCGCCAATCAAAGAAGCGTCAGAAGAAATCGCGAAAACTATTTCGGCCTTAGAGATGGAATTTGAATGCGAGCACGATATTGTAGTTCCACTGACCGAAGGTCAACGGGCGCGACTAAAGTTTGCCGATTGCTTAGATGGAGCTATGTATTGCTTAGAGGAATTGAAGATGGGCAACAAGATGGTGGCCAAGGTCTTTAGCCGGTATGTCCAATACCTGAACACGATGGTTGAAGACTTACCAGAAGTTGGATGGGCGGTCAAGGAACTCGTAACCGAAGGGGCGGCGCTGTGATGGATAAATTAATCAAAGAAGTAGTGGGTATCGTAGGAGATAACTTGTTTACTGACGATGAGCGTAAGGCCAAAGCCGCCAAAGAGGAGGTCAAAGGCCAAACAATGACAGCCCACCAAGGACACACGCACCAGTAATGAACTCAGCTAAACGGGAGCTATCAAGCCATGAGTAATGAGGCGCACGATCAAGGCGTAGCAGCACAAACACACCTTGACGATGTGGGTAAAGTAATCCACACATTACAGAGAGCGATACATAAAGGAGGTGCGTACCGGCCAAGCCAAGAAGAATGGCTAAAGGTAATACTATGCCTAGCGCAGGAAGTCCTAGCCTTAGAGACATGTGCTTCCAACTCTCCCACTGAGTATACCCAAGACCCATCGACAGAGAAGCAATCAAAGCCACCCAAACCAAAACAAGTAACTCTATTCCCAAGTGAGCAGGAGCTAATCCTATATATGCGCTCAGAAGGGCTATCGGCGGATAAACTGACCACCTACCTATCCAGCGTGGACCTCGACCTGTGCCTACTAGTGAACGCCCTAAACCTCCGAGAAGAAACATAAGGAATATCGTCATGACTATAACACCTCCAAAAATTAAGACTATACCACAATATATTGAAGGCCAAGAGGCTTTTGCCGAGGGCAAGCTGTCTGCCGAAAACCCCCATGTGGGAACGGGAACAGGTATGAGCGCCCATTGGTGGATCTGCGGCTGGCTTGACGCCCTTCGGGCTAAAGCCGATGAATAGAAACCAATGCGCAGGGCGACCCTTCGGGGGTCTTGAGCGCTGCACGAATGAAATCACCAACCGCCCTGTGGACAGTGAACAATATTACTGTAAGCGTCACGAACATCAACGAGGAGAAGCGTCAATGACAGCCAACGATAAGCAAGTGGGCGGGGACCACTACAAATCCTCAATTCAACATTGGGATTATGTGGCCGCTAATGAGCTGGACTACTTCCAGGCAATGATCACTCGATATGTGGGAAGACACAAAAAGAAAAACGGCCTGGAAGACTTAGAGAAAGCGAAGCACTTCCTAGACAAGTATATTGAGGTAGTGAAGAATAAAAACCCAACTGACGAAATGATAGCGGAAGTAGCCAATGAGTTTAGGCGCAGGGTTTCTCGCCGCACGACGCATCCGGCGCAACAAGGGAAGACGGAGCACCCCGCTCCGTTTGGATATGAAGGAGAAGACTAATGAATGAAGACGAAGCATTTTCGTATCTTGACGATTTGCGTGAAAGCGGTGTAACTAATATGTGGGGTGCTGGTGAGTTTATTCAAGCCGAATTTGACTGCACGGAACAGGAAGCTAAGGACATGTTAATCGCATGGATGACCAAGCCAAGGGATGCAACGGTTTCAGTACAAGGGGTGAGTAGCGAAGGTGACGTATAACGAACTCGTTCACGTTCTAGTTAAAACCAGTAAGATCTTTAAGCTAACTGTACAGGAGTTATCTGAGGTTGTTGGATATTCTTCCTCTACGGTCGGTAATTGGATGAGTGGTGAGAAAGAACCTACGGCGCGGCAGTTCATAGATTGGGCGAACGCATTGGGGTATGAAGTTAAACTAACAAGGAGGAAAGATGGTACAGCTCCCGATGTTTGAGCCAGAAAGCGATTGGGCTATTCCGGAGATTCTCCCTAATTGGGAGAACGCCGAAAGGATTGCTATTGATACAGAAACATATGATCCCAATCTTAATGAATCTGGTGCTGGTTGGCCAACGAAAGATGGACATGTGGCTGGTATCAGCTTGGCTTGGGAGGGGGAATCTATGTACCTACCAATCGGCCACGAAGGCGGGGGCAACATGGATCGTCAGCTCGTTCTTCGGTATGTTTCCGACATCCTGAAGAGCGAGAAGCCGAAAACATTTCATAACGCAATATACGATTTAGGGTGGCTCCAAGCCGAGGGGTGCGATGTCGTACGGGGCAATATTTTCGACACGCAGTTTGGAGCCGCCCTTCTTGACGAGGACCGTAGAAGCTATGGCCTTGACGCTGTGGCTAAGGACTGGATTGGCCAGCAAAAGGATGAAACGCTGTTAGCTACGGCTGGTGCCGCTTGGGGATTTAAAACTTCCAAAAGCCTAAAGAGTAATATGTGGCGGCTGCATCCTAAACACGTTGGTCCCTACGCTGAACAGGACGCCGCTATACTTCTTCCGCTCTATGAATATGAGCAAGCTCTTCTAGCTCAGGACGGGCTAGAAGAGCTTAGTGACCTAGAACATTCATTACTCCCAATGCTCATTGCCATGCGGAAGCGGGGCATACGGGTGGACGTAGACAAAGCAGAACAGACCAAGGCCAGATTGGAAAAGCAAAAAGAGGAGATGCTCTCCGCATTGCAAAAACAATACGGAATGAAAATAGATGTGTATGCCGCAAAGAGCGTAGCGGTTGCGTTTGACGAAGAAGGCATCTGGTATCCCCGCACACTTAAGACAAACCAACCAAGTTTTACCAAAGAATTTTTAGAAGGCCACGAGCATCCTTTGCCAAGGGCAATTCGTGATATACGTAAGCTGGACAACACAATTAATGTGATGCTTGAAGGACAGATATTGAAACATAATAAAAATGGAAGGATACATCATGAGCTCCACCCCCTCAAAAGCGATATCGGTGGAACGGTTAGCGGACGATTCTCTTGTAGTAACCCTAACCTACAACAAAGTTCAGGACGTGATGAAGTCTACGCCCCAATGGTACGTGGCATTTTCCTCCCGGAAGAAGGATCAGCATGGGGAGCACTTGATTATTCATCTCAAGAACCAAGACTAACGCTTCACTATGCCGCCCTTACCAATCAACAAGGGGCATGGGAGGCCGTACAGAAATACCAAGATAATGCTCGAACTGATTATCATCAAATGGTGGCGGACATCTGCCAAATAAGCCGGAGCCACGCCAAAACGATTAATCTCGGTATGGCCTACGGCATGGGTCAGGTTAAGCTGTGCCATAGTCTAGGACTGCCGACCGAAACGGCCAATACCAATGGCCGAAAGTTTGAAGTTGCTGGCCCGGAGGGTAAGGCGGTCATAACAGCGTACCACGAGAATGCCCCCTTTATCAAAGGGTTGATGGACTATTGCTCTAACGCTGCACAAAAGCGTGGCTGGATCCGCACCATCGGTGGACGCCTATGCCGGTTTGAACGATGGGAGCCACAAGGCTATGAGGACGTAAGTACCCGTGGAACATGGGTGGAAAGCAGAGAAGAGGCTGTGCGCAAATGGCCGGGGAAGCCTATCCGTCGTGCTTTCACCCACAAGGCGCTGAACAAGCTGATCCAAGGCAGTGCCGCTGACATGACTAAGAGGGCTATGAAGACGATGTGGGACGAAGGGATTACCCCACTGCACCAGATGCATGATGAGCTGGACCTTCCTGTCTCGTCAGAAGCAGAATGGCGAAAGGCCGAGGCTTGCATGGTAGAGGCCTTCGGCCTAGAGGTGCCTGTAGTGGTAGATTGTGAATTTGGCCGCACATGGGGTGAGGCCAGTTTTGATAAACTAACGTGGAAGGAAGTAAATCAATGAGCACATGTATAGGAACAACCCGTAAGGGGAACCCGTGTAAGATTGCGGCGCTACCGGGGCAGGACTATTGTGGAAACCATTTACCGGCAGACGCGATACCCATGCCAGACGACTATGACGAAACTGAAGATTTACCTCTTGTAGAAGAAGAAACAACGTATGAAATCTTTTTTAATTTGATTTATGCGCATTTCTGTGATGCGATGGAAGACGAGTTGAATTGGGATCAGTTCTTTGCCCATGCCTCTACGCTCGGGCTAGTTAAAGAAGTCACCTATAATCCGGACGTTCACGAACAGGTGACTAATGCTGAGCCTGGAGACCAAGTGGTCATTAAAGCATGAGGGAGCAATTGGAACAGGCGCATCAGCTAATAGCCAGGAGTGCGGGGGCGCTGAGCCTCTGCCTCACGGTTAAGAGTACCCGCCGCCGGACAATGCTGGCTGTGCAAGACAATCTGGAACAGGCGTTAGCAATAGTGAAGGAGTTAAATGGTGATGGGGGAAAATGATCTGTACTACGTATAGGGAACTAACCCTTGCTGTGGACGGATAAGGAAACGCTCAAACTTCGGGCGCTCTGCAGTGTGCGTTGTCCTTGGGGGGTGATCGCCACTGTTTTAGAAAAGACCCCCAAGCAATGCAAACGGAAATGGGAACGAATCAAACCCAAGCCAGAAGTAGAAGAACCACCCATTAGAATAGAAAGAAAGTGTTTGGCCTGTGAACAGGTGTTTATTGCTGACGGGCCATATATCAGGGTTTGTAAAACATGCAAGAGACGAAAGATAAGGAGGGAAGGCTATGAGTTCTGAAGCGATATTTAGTAAGCTATTGAAAAAGCATATGCCGATTGAGGCGCACTGGCAGCGAATAGAGACAGGGTCTACCGGCACGGGCATACCAGACGTCAACGTCTGCCATTTGGGGCAGGACATTTGGATAGAACTAAAGCTAGTGAAAGGCCGCAAGGTAGATTTGTCGCCTACACAAGTCGCATGGCTCACAAAGCGGAGTAGGGTCGGAGGGGTCACATGGATAATGGCGCGGCATACTTACGATGGACCGAAAATAGGTAAGGGGGACGCTATCTACCTATGGCCAGGAAGCATGGCTAAATCAGTATTGCGAGACGGCATTAAGTGTCGGCTAGGAGTTAGGGAATGGTCGGCTCCCTTTGATTGGCCCTACATTATTGAAGTTCTCTTTAAACAGGAGGAGTAAATGACCTACTTTGCCGTATTTTCAATAGTCTCGGGTTTATTGGGGGTTGTCATTATAGGCGGGGCATTCTTTATTCTGCATAAATTTCGTGCGCCATAGCGGCCCGTACAGCGTTTTTGACATAGCGCCGGTACGTTGGCCCCTATTTTTTAATCTCACTCGTCCCTTGGCCCTTAAAACTGGCCAAGGGCAATTTTTTGGCCACTCTGACAAAAACGGCCCCCTCAGAGGCCCGTCAGACTACTGACTTTAAGGTGCTTGGGGGGTAGGGTGCCGCCAAGGGCAAAAATGCCTGTAACGCTGTCTGAGGGCCATATAGGGCATGTTGAGAAATACAGGCAAAATAAAGGGCGGCAGAAGCCGCCCTTTAGGGGTTGATGCGGTTTAGAGTCGTAAAAGGTGGGCAATCGTATCTGAATATGAGACTCGAGTGCCGAAGTCTCCTTGTAGTTTGTCTCTAAACTCTTTTAGTTTTGTTGCAGTGTGAGGGTTAAGGTTAACGATACGAGGATATTCAGGTTCGAAACGAACAACTTGTTTCTCGGCCTTGGCCTTAGAACATTTCAATATGTCTGCAGCAATCGTAATAGCCCGAGCCTTGGTAGAGGTTTCAAATAAATAGTTTCCCCCACCAAGGTCCTCAACGAGATTTTTATGAGCAAGAGGTTCCTTACTCATAAGGGCGAATTTATAGGTCTTGCTCACGCCGCGTATTCCATTGCCATGTCCAAAGCCTTCTGCTTCTTCTTGGCTCCACCACCAAACCAACTTGACGCGAGGATATTGCTGTCGTCCTTGTAGCTGATACGCATATGGTCCTCGTGGTAGGTCACACCGTTAAATGCTCCCCACCATGTTCCCTTGGAACCTTTTAACTCAGCACCCGGAGCCTTGGTAATGGCCTCCAGTACATTGTCGGCCGACGGGGTAAAGTATTCCCGCAAGTTTTCGTTATCAACGTTTTCAATGATATTGTTGGGGCAGTACAGACGCGTGATAAATTCATCCAGCGTATCTGCATTGTATTTGCGGGAAGACAAGTGAGTCACGATGTCCGCGAAGTCCTTTATCTGATGCTCGGCGAGGCCCAAGGCTTCAATAGCCAAGTCCTGTACATCAGTGCTGAACTCTTTAATGTGCGGCATCCTTACCACTTGTCCCTTATTGCCAGCCCGAAGGGCCATCGTCAAGGTATTATTGCAGACCACCCTAATAGGCGTAACCCGCAACTGATTTCCTTTCCCCCACACATGGGCAGAATGGAACAATAGATAACCTTTAAAGGGGTCACCCTTAATGGGTTCAAAGTCGTCGGCAAATTTGCAGAGCGCCCAAATTTCAGTGCCGCCCTTCAAAGACCCGCAAGTTTCCATCTTCATGCTACTGGCGTCACAGAAGCGTTTAAGGAAGTCAAACACTTCGTGGTTTTGAACAGGCACCCACTCCGGCCCAACGGGACCAAAGACATCGTGAGTATTGTTCTTTTTGGTGCGAACAAGGATCCCATACTCATTATCGGACTTGCCCTCCACCGTGACACGAGTGCCATTAGGCAAGGTTGCTTCCATGGGGACGCGCTCAACAGCCCAGTCCAGACCACTGACCTTCATCCATTCGCGGGGAGTAGCGTTGGGGTCCATTTCGATACCCAGACCGTGCCAAGGCACTTCGTTAGTCCAGGCCATACTTTCAATTTCATGACTCATTAGTAATCTCCTCTTCGATTAAGGTTGCGAGTTCGACGTATTCGCCCGTGATACTATTTTTAACGTATAAGGCCCACGGTTCGAACTCAATTTCAAGTTTTACTTTTGCCGCCTCAATGGCTTCAAGGCGACGGGTGATTGAACCTTCGTCCGTTACTGGATGACGCAGGTCGCTACGGTATTGGTTAAGGACTTGGTAAACTTTTTCCAATCCCGCGATAGTGCATTTGGTGATTTCAGCTTCCCCGCCTTCCTCGGGGTAACAGGCTTCGGGTGGCCCACTAATCTTAGCGGGGCGGTACGGCGTGACGTCAGCTTCGATGTCTAATGCCACGCCATTTTCTAAATGATATTGGTAGCCCATGTCACCACCAGCTATTGTAATGAACGGTTGCGCCTTCAGCGAAGGCTTCACGGGCGTTGTCGATGAACTGTAAGTCCAGCTTTCTATCTGCATAGTGACTTTCCCCAAAGAAAAAGCCGGTGGTGGTAGGCAAGGAATTAAGATCCTTCTCCAGGCGGTCGATGTCTTCTGGAGTTAGGTCAAGCTCAACGCAATTAAACACTTCTTCTTCACCGCCTTTTTCACGGTAAAGCTTCTCCATCCAACCGTGAAGGTTAGGATGCTTGCGCCAATACATGAGTTCATAGGTTTTGTCGTCAGTATTAGGGTATTTCTTATAAGTACTCATATCAAGTCCCATAACTTTCTCCTTTTTAAGCTGTCGGTACAAATTTAGCAGCGGCCTTTAAAACAGCGTCGTAGCCGTGCTCTTTAATTAATGCAGACACTTCGTCCTGTGCCTCTTGGCTATGACCAATGAGGGTTAGGCGGTCGGCGTCCATGGCGACTTCTGCTATGCTCTCTGCGTTTCTGGCATAAGAGGATTCAAGGTCGGGGGCAATAGCCGTAGCGACCTCGTAAATGGTGGCTTTGGTTTCAGGTGTAAACATCATACGTTCCTAATTATGTTTGTCGTTAGGTTTGCGGTCTAGCAGCTCTTCTTCTGCTTCTTTTAAAGCGCGATAAACTTCGTCAAAGTTAAACTTGACCCCATACTGATTGCTGGTCACCATGTCGATTTGGGCTTGGATCAGCATAACGTAGCCGGTCATTACTTCGCTCACTTCATCGTCAGTTTTGGCCAGTTCATAGAGGTGGCCACCAAACTGCATCATTTCTGTGGTTATGTCAGGCATTTTTTATCCTCTTCAAAGGGGTTGAGGGTTAGGCGAAGGTGAACATACGCCTTCGCCGCTTTTAATGTCTTGTGGTAAGTGACTTCTCCGTTGCTATGTTGGATCTTCCACTTGCCTTTCTTAACTTTGGTGATCAATCGCAAGGCCACTGGATCCTCCTACTTGTTGATTAAGGCCGATAGTATCCCCCGCCGCTCGTCCGGCTTCGTAACCGGCACGGGATGAATGGGATTGCTGACGGGGCTTCTCGGTCTTAGCGTGTTTGTAGTGTTCCGCTTTGTATGCGTCTAGCGCCTGTTGAGTATTGGCATAGAGCGCTGGTAAGTTGGAGGGGTTAGTGGAGGACGGTTCCTGTGCCGCCATGCGCATATCATAGAGCCGGCGAGCCAGACGGGCTGAGCAGGCTTTCTTAAACGCATTAATGAAACGCCCCTTTGAAGGCTCACCACGGGCTGCTTCCGCTGCAAGGCGTGTCACCGTGTCGTATAAGTATGTCCCCATCTGGCAGGCCATTTGGGAGTTGGTATCGGTCCCTATAATGGTGTGATAGGTGCGGTGACTACCCGTACTATACATATAGTCACAGAAATAATACTTAGCGGTCTGTTGCCAGAGTTGCCGTACCCAAGGCGATTGCGCTTTGGACTCTGCGCTGGCTTCGCCTACCTCTTCCACCTTCTCGTTGGTTTCAGGTAGGTCCAGCAGGGTTAAGTTGTATCCCGCCAAGAGCGCATGGGCCTTTTCACTTGCGAGGGCCGCTTCGTGCTCGTTGGGGGATTTGGCAAGGGCCAAGAGCTTTTGAACCTTTGCTAGAACTTCGTTATTGGTCATAGCGCTCCCTTTCTTCATCTGTCGGAAGGTAAATCTGCAGCTTATCGATTTTCTTAGTTGAAAAGGTACCGTCGGCATGGGGGATGAGGCCTTTAACATGAGGGGGATAATTGACTTCCTCCTCAGCGTCCATCGCCGCCTTGGGGTTAGAAAAGATAATGCCGCCAGCGTCTAATACTTTGCGCATCTGCGTGGCATTGTCCAGCCAGCACGTTTCCACGGCTTGCTGAAACTGAGGGTGGCCGCCATAGCCGAAGCCTGAATGGCGAACAAGAGTTACGGGTTGTTCCACTGTTTTCTCCTTTCTGATTAAACTATATACATTATACAAAGTGCAATTGCGGAGTGTAAACCTGATTTAAACGCTCCAGGGCGTTCTCCAATTTGTCGTCGTCCTGACTTTCAATTGCCCGAAGGGTCGCGTCGATGGCTTGGCAAAGAGTAGCGTAATCCTGCTCCATGCCGGTGATCTCGTGCCTGATGGCGAGGTCTGCTTGGGCCTCGCCACTTTGTCGCGCTAGGTGAAATATTCTTCTCATGTCTTGTGTCCTTCTAGTTCTTTGCAAGTTGCGGTGATGGAGGGAGGGGCCAAGGTGGTCGTGGTGTATTTGATATACAGGTTGTCCAAGGCTTGTTGGCAATCGGTGAGTGACTCGTAGTATTGGGTCACTGTAACGGGGTGAGGGTTAAGGTGGATGAATAGAATTAGTACGGCGGTTTTCATTTCTTACGTCCTTTGTGCAAGAGGGTTAAGGCACAGACGATCAGGGCTATGCCAAGACCGGCTGAGGTTATAGATAAGAGGGGGAAGTACCAGCTATACATCTTTGGTTGCCTGTTGGGCTAAAAGAATAGCATGGTCTAGGCGATCCGGTGTGCGGTCTTCAGCGTTCATTTCCATAATTTCTTTTAAAGCCGCTAGTAAATCAGGGGCGGCAGCAAAGAGCCGTACTAAGTCCTCGTTATCGGTGCGGACATAGGCCACGGGACCGTTGTTGTAGATAGAATATTGTGGCAAGGGTTGCGTCTGTATGTCACATAGAGCGTATTTCATATTCCTATCACCTCTCTTAAAAAGCCAATGATGGTGGCGATGAACATTAAGATATCTTCGATCATCTGCCGATACCCGGAAAGTTGTAGTTGCCAGATTGGACAGCGCGGCGTTCGGCTTCCTGCGCTTCCTTATAACGGGGGTCTTCCTTCTCCTTTTTCTTGCAAGACATGCAGAGGATATCGGTATTGAACATGGACATGATCGTTATGTTGGTTTCTTCGTAACAGCGTGGGCAATGTGACATGTTATTCTCCTTTCTTTTGGTAGATGGTTAAGTAATCGTGGATTCCGTGGTATTGGTCTATAGCGTGTCCAGCAATTTCAAGGAAATTGCTGGATAAGTTTTTATGGAAGGCGTCGTCGGCGGTGCAGCCGTATGCGCCTTCTCCTATGTATATCAGGCGTTGGCCGGGAGCCATGCGGTGCGCGGCGATGTTAGCCCAAGGATGGTTAAGGGTCGGCCAGCACATGAGTACAGTGTAGTTCGGGGTATGGGTTGTCACGGCACGGGCGGCGGTGAGGCGGGTGATGGGGAAGTGTTCTCCGTGCGTGAAACACCAACTAGTGTCATGCTGAGGATCGGTGGCTATTATTTGTCCGGGGACTCTGGCGTTTATCTTAGAGGCCAGATAGCCATTCCCCGCGCCCACTTCCAGTATCGGGGCGTAAGGGGCGATGTGGGCAGCGGCTTCTTCGGCGTTGCAAAGAAAGCCTAAATGAGACACACGTTCCATTCGGTCTTGGTGCGACTGGCAATAGTCAAGTGTCATATGTCCAGCTCCATCTTAAGGTTGAGGCGGATGGTATCCCGGATGTTAGCGCGGGGTTCCGTATCGTACACCTCGCCGTGACCCAATTTAGATAGGCGCTCCATCCCTTCGTTAATAAGGATGGTCAGGCGTTCCCGGGCTGATTGGTAGGGGGCCTCGTTGACTTGGCGGATGGTGTTTTTCACAAGCAAAGCGACGGCTGCGTTTCCCTGTGCGGTAAACATTTCGTAAGACATAGGCGCTCCTATAATAGGATGAGTAAGTTAAGGATAATGCCAATTATTTCTAACATGGCGTCCTCCTGGGTTAAGAATGGGTGTACCCATCTGTTTCGATGCCGAGCCATATGTTATGGGACGGCACCGGCACCATGATGCAATCGTCGTAGGGAGGGTAGCAGACCGTACGACGAAATGCGAGGTATGAGGGGCGGGTGCCGTTCCATAAGGTGTCGGGGGTAAGGCGCTGGTAGACGCGGTATAGGGCCTCACGTTGAGCGCGGGTGATGGGTCGGGACATATTACGAATCCTCCACAGTGATGGTAATGGCAAAGGTGATGGTGGTGCGATTAAGTATCATGGTGTCTATCCTTCTTTCTAATTTATAAGTAAGTATATACCTTGTGGGGCAGGATAACAATGTGAAAGGTACGCGCATACGTGTATATTAAGAGTCTGACACGGTAGGGGGTATTTCTGCTTGTTATGACGACGAGGGGTGCGGTACTATGCGCGTACATTGCAATTATGTGATGTATAGAAAGAAGGAAGTTAATATCATGAAGAAAAAAGATGAATCTACTTCCACTCCCAAAAAAGGAAGTGAAAGTATAACCGCCTCCATTATCAAAGTGGTTGATAAAAAGGCTAAAATCAAATCCCGCCCCGGTTCAGCTCGCTATAAGCGTCTGGCCCTGTTGTTGGAGTCGAATGGCAAGACCGTTAAAGAGTATTATGCGGCATGTGACGCCAAGGTTGGCGGCACGGTCAGCAAAAAACTCATGGTCGTTGCCGTGAAGCAGGGTCTTGTTACTCTTACCCAAGCGGACAAGGGGAATAAAGCGCCTGTCCTGTCAGAAACTGACATAAACCGCTACAATTACAAGCGGAAAGTGACGGCTAATGTCAGTAAGTAAAGTCACTTGGGCTGTCATACAAAGCAAGATGGACCAGGTTATGGCGTGTGGGGTTCCTTCGTTGGATACCTACGCTCATGTCTGCACCGCCGTTGGGTACAATCAGGGAACGTACCATGGATGGCGGACTGCGGGGAAAGCCCCTGAAGTGGCCCTTTGGGCGTTCAGCCATCTGCTGTATACACTCTCATGCGATGATGGAAGTGCGTCATCTTTTACACAGCAGGAAGTTAAGGAGATCCTGCTTCTGGCCGTTAAGAACGAGCAAATAGATTTAGTGCTCACGTGCGCTCAAATACTGAGTGAGTAAGTTCAAGCGGCCCTTCCTTCATTGGAGGGGCCGTTTTTTCAGGTGGGTTTCGACTTGTGCGGATGAGGGGACTTACAATATAATTACTCGTACGTTGCAAATAGCGATGTGAAATTAGCAAGGAGGAAAATGATGATGATATTACGAGCGATCCCGGGGCGTAAATTGTTCGCATCGCTGGTTATTTTCTGCGCGGCGGTCCCGGCATATGCTGATGAGGTCTCGCAGAGGTGCATGGCAGAGGCTATGTACTTTGAGGCGCGGGGCGAGGGATGGAGAGGGATGCTGGCCGTTGGCGTTGTCATACAGAATAGGGTGCGTCACCCGGACTACCCCGACACTGTATGCGCTGTGGTCCGGCAAGGCCGTTATTGGAACAATACACCCGTCAGGAACCAATGCCAATTCAGTTACTGGTGCGACGGGAAATCAGAAGAGGCCACGGACGAAGATGCCCTAGGTCAGGCCCTGGATTTATCACAAACGCTACTCTCCAGCCGCTTGACGCTTACCGGCCTGGAGAACGCCACCCACTATCACGCCCGAACGGTAAATCCGGCCTGGGCGGAACGCTTCCGGCTCTGCAAAAAAATAGGAGGTCACATTTTTTATGATGATCGGTGAATTGTCGTAACAAGTCCGCCTTTGTTTTGGGCTGTTAGGTTTCGGCTAGTAGTGACAGTGGCGTAGGGGCTATTATATAAGTACATTAACTAGCAAGGAAAATCTAATGTATCCAATTTACTTAAACAATGAACTTGTTGGTGTCTGCATTAGCGCAGACGTCGCAGTGGTGGTCCAACGAGGTTTGGACAAAGGACTGGTAGCGCCTAACGACATCGTAAATGTGGATGGCTATTTCCCCGGTGATGGGTCGGTAACCTTGCCGGACAATATGGTCTTTGAAAATATGCTCAACGAAGAAATGGAATTAGCGCCGGTCGCTATTTGTAAGAACGCTCTACGTGTTGCGTATATTCTAAATGAGAAAAATAAGGAGGGGTGGGACGGATAGTTATTTCGGCTAGTAGTAATGGTTCCCACGTTGCAAATGGCAGCGGACAATCAGCAAGGAGAAAGTGATGCATGACAGTATAACGCAAGACCGTCTGTTGGCGGCTGTTAAAGAAAGCCTGTTTGGTACCGAACATCCCGGTTTCTGTGTCGCCTGTGGCGCAGACCATGATGGATGCGAACCTGACGCACGTGAATACGAGTGTTATGAGTGCGGAGAACATAAAGTCTATGGCGCAGAGGAGCTGATGCTATGAACAAAGTTGAGCCGCATGGCAATGAAATATTTGCCTATGAATGGGAGCAGGACGGCTGTGCTATCCGCAAGGGCGGGTATGGCAGTGGGATGCTCCTCATTGACGTTGCAGTAGGGTCGGTCAGGCATTTTGACTGGCCCAACCGGACACATTTAGGTGAGTTTGGTATATTGACCGCCAGCAGCAGCTTTAGGAAAGAGGACTGCGCCAGCCGCGCAGGGTCGGCCATCCCAGGGAATAAACTGCGGGGCCTAAGATATCGTGTTGGTGCCGTGGCCCCCAAGAGCCGTGACGCTGTAGACCTTGACGGGTTACATGACCAATATATAAAGAGTGGCCGGATTGTTGAATGGTTGCTGGCGCGGGTTGACCAAGTTAAAGGGACCGCCGCCAGTGGTGACGATCCGTTCTGCCCCGTTGGGGCGTGGGACACATGTTTGGAAGGATGGTAAGGAGGTTATGATGCCTAGTAAAGTTTTTTTGACCAAGGAATTGTTTTATGAGAATGGGGATAGCGGGACTTACGCTTTCCCCGCAACCCGTGAAAAATGTGACCGATGCGACGGCACCGGGGCAATGGTCAACCCAGCCATTGACGGAAACGGCATTACTTCTGCACAATTCGCAGAGGACCCTGATTTTGGGGAGGCTTATTTTCGGGGAGATTATGATGTTATCTGCGAGGACTGCAAAGGAGAAAAGATTATTCTGGTAATTGACCGGAAAAAATCTGATTCAAAAATGCTTGGTCTGCTCGATGAGATGAACCAGGTAGAATGGGAAATTGAGGCTGAGAGGGTGGCAGAACGCCGCGCCCTTGGATGGTAAACGAAAGGAAAGGCTGGCACAATCGGCTAGTAAAGACAGCTAGTGGCATACTACTATGTATATAGTTTAATTT